TTTATTAAACGGTTCATGTCCATGTATTTTTCTGTACGATTATACAAGTGATGTATAACATTAAACACTGTCATAAAATCATAATAATCACTTGCATTGTGCCACTGTTCAAGATTTGTATACTTAAATTCTGCAAGGCTGGCAGTGTGCCGTGCTTTTATACCTTGACATACACTGATATATTCAAAGTTATAATCTACACCAGTGGCGTGTATGTCAAACTCCTGCGCACATTTAAAGACATAGTATCCTAAATTGCTACCAAAGTCTGCATAACTCTTAGGCGATACCTGAAAAAACACACGCTCAAAGTCTGCACTTTTTACACTTGTATCTACCCAGGGGCGTTTTGCTGTAGGATTCGCTATCGCTTGTACTTCCAAATCACTTATATCATAGTTTTGATAACCGCGCACTTGTGTAACACCACTGTCATGTCCGCCAAATATAATACTTTCGATGTCTGCTCGTTCTAATACTTGCATTACTTGTTTTGCCAATCTGATTCTATATACTTGCCAAGTTGCTTCCATGTTGACGCTTCAAGCCAGTCCAAATCATTAAATCGTTCAAAAACCTCATTTGCAAACCTACTGCGAAAATAATGCGGAAGCATTATTTTCATTTCTGGCACAATATCTTTGCGTACTTGTAGCATACTCGCCCATACATCTGCAGTGCTTGTTGGGTTTGTATGAAATTCATAGTTAAGTAGGAACTGTAACATTACAAAGTCACTGTTGCCTTCAACTAAATTTTCTTTGCCTTTAAGTGGTTGTTGCCATGAATTTTTAAGTGTAAGTTCAGGCATATCTTTTTCTTGTTTATACAAGTCTCTAAAACTAGGACATCGTACCATGCCAGCACCACCATAGTCTATCCACTTCAAGTTGTTACCATCTGTGGGATCTACCATAAAATTTCTACCATTGCCATATCCGAGATCCCAAAATACAAATCCAGTATGTATTATACACCAATTGTTCATGGTACAAACTTGTCTTAGTGCTCTGTATAATTCACGCATGTCCTTAGGTTGAAAATTTGTATAAGGTTTTTTACATTTATAAGTTGTGTGTGTTGCTTTACAAGCAAAATCCCTTAACATGGTGTTTCGATGCATTTTTGCATGAAACAGTTTTCTCATAAATGCATTGAATATCTCAGTGTGGTTATGATAATTTTCTCCATATCCAGTCAAAACTTTTACAATATGTAGATCATTAGGATTATCTCCATACTTGTGTCCCCAGAATGTAAAACCGTCTTTGCCTTTTCCTAAATGTTTGACACACTTCCAGCCATATGCGCCTATCAGTTCCCCAGTGTCTACGTCTCGTGCAACTTTGCCAGCAACGCCTGTTTCCATTATCTGCAAACAATAACTAGGTGTATCCAAGTAATTACTAATATACTCTTCTATGTGACCAAGTTCATGTCGTCTTTGTACAAAGCCAGGTATTTCTTCTACAGAGTTATATCCTATCTCTACTAATTCTTCACTCAACTGTAGTTCTCCTGTAGCATACGCCATGCTGTGCCATCTTCTATTTCTTTCATTTTCCACTGGTTATTTGCTAACCAATATAACATTGCACTCCTATTAAGAGGTTCAGTATTAAACTCCTCTGGTACAGGGTGCTTCTCCAATAAACTAATGTCAAAACTTACTCTTACACAAGCACTGTGTGGCCCTGTAATAACAGGTATACCTGCTAGTGTTGCTTCCAGTGCTACCATACTATTCCACGCAATAACACAATGCGCATTGGCAAGATCTTCTTTTAAATCTCCCTGTTGTGCAAATTCACGCAACTCAATTAAATTACCCTGGGAATCAACAACGGGCTCTTTGGGCTTATGTCTTATTTTTATCCTATGATGTTCACTAGCAGGCATTTTATCTTTTAAATGCTGTGCTATACGTTCGCCCCAGTCAAGATCTAGATCATAGTACCAACATATAGCAGGAGTGGGAGGGCATATAAGTATTAGTCCACCTCTTTCAGCATTTGTACGCCAGGAATTAGTGGCATAACCATGATGCTTATGAAAACCGTTCCAGCGATCCTTTGTAGTTTCTCGTATTGATGTACAAGCATGATCATTTTTTGTAACACGCATCCAGCCTTTTCCACTATAACCAGGATTAAAATATGCATGATCCATGTAGTAGTAATCAAAACCGCGCTGCTGAGCCTCTTTAAGGAGCAGACCTGTGCCGCGAAGTATACCCAGTGTTGCAACTGCATCATGTCCTGCACGATAATCGCGCGGAATTCCGTCTTGTAAATAATTGTCTATACTGCGGTGCTTTACTTCCCAAGAACCGCCTGTTCTATTGTTATGTTCTACAATACCCTTAGCAAATGCTAGTGTAAATTTTGTAGTCATACGTCTACCAGTATCGTATACAATAATTTTAGGCATTAAGAACCTCTTGAGCGTAACCTGATTCTATTTCCTTGTGTGTAAACTGACTGTAAGCAAGATTGTTAAACCACTGTTGTGTGTCTACACGTTTGGGATTTTCGATTTCTTCTAGTTTAGTACTACTTATATCTGCAGCAAAACTACTTGGATGACATATGGTTGGAATACCCAACAGTTGTGCCTCAATTGCTGCTAAACTTATACATGTAACCACACAGTGAGTATTCTGTGCTTGTTCTTCAAAAGGAATAAGTGCAGCCGCTGGTCCACTAGTACCGCCGCCTCGAGGTTTGTAGCGTACTTCAATATATCTATCTGTGTATTTTTGTAGTGCCATAGTAATCATTTGCACCCACATTTTTACATCCATACCTGTAGTCCAACGTGTCATTGTTTCACTGCTAGGACAAATTAATATTTTACTACCAGATCCATAGGGATTAGGTTCAACACCCCAGGTATTAAATCTGTCACTGGGATAATCCTTAACGTGCGTATAGTGTACACTATTTTTACTAGCACGCCAATAAAAATCCTGATCTGGATTAACTGCTTCCCATAGTGCATTCCAGCGTCCATGATAGGGCATATCCCAGAAGTACCAATCCGTGCCTTGCTGTTTAAGGGTGTTTATTTGTTGCTCATTGTCGTTTATAAATCCCCAGAAGTGGTGTTCGGATCCTGTCCAGCCTTTGCTGAGACTATCCATAACCCAGTTGCATTTACTGTCTGTATTGTTTTGATTTCTGTGTAGCATCGCCATATTTAAATACTGTAAAAGTTCCGTCTCTGTGAAATAGTCTAATATTATCCTTAGGGTATTGTGTAGTAATGTTATCTACTGCTTGTTGTTCAGTAGCAGAATATATTGCACCATCAACAAATCTGACATGTTCCATGACACGCACCATGGATTCCTTTGCGCAACTTACAATTAATTTGTCACATTTTTTGCGGGCATTACCAATTTGATCAGTGTCATGATAATTCAAAGGATAAAAGTCACCATGTATAACGCCAATTGATTTTGGTTTTATGTAACCGCCTAGTACATTTTGAAGAGTATCTGTATTAATTGTAAGATCTGTGTGCTCTGCATAAAGTTCTGGATTATACCCTAAACTTATATTTTTTAAACTTACGCCTTTTGCACCCATTGCTTTTGCTAAATTACACATACAAGTGTGGATACCTAAACGCAGTGTGGGTTCGCTTACTTTTCTATCCCAACTATTACCTTCAAAAAAGTAGTACTGTGCGGCAGTATAATCTAAATCCATGCCTAATAAGTATATGTTTCTGAATCCCATTAGATAACATATCACTGCCATGTCCAGTGTCACGCTGCCAGTTTTACCTATGCCATCTTCTATTCTACTTGGCAAATACAAATTATTCTTTAAATTTTTACTACCGTCTTTTTGTGCAACACGTTTTGGAAAAACAAATACTTCTTCTTTTGGATCTCCTTTAACTTTAAAAGTGCTACGCTTAACACCAGTTACTATTAGATCACTATAAAATTTACGGATATTAGCAAGACCATACTGATTCATTTCATCTATATGCTCTTCATAACTGCTTAAACCAGTGTAACATAATCCGTTTGCCTTTTCAAGCAATCCCATTTCAAGTGCTTTCCAAGACTTATTACACAAATAAACGCGATGTCCAGATAGTAAATGTAGAGGCTCATCAAGAACACTAGGACTTCCGCCTATAATAAATGCAGGTCCATTGGGCGGTTTATTCAATGTATCCCATGATAAAATTTTAGGCATTAATATCCTTACTTTATAAAATAGTTTACGCTTACTCTTGTTTGTGGTTCCCAGTGTCCATAATCATGCCATGTCACACCTGGCTTACCTACAAATATAAATGCTCTATTTGGCTTCCATGTAACTAGTTTTGCAAGTTCTTTATGTTCATTGTACAGTATTGTGCCGCTTCCGTACTGTGGTTCAATATATACTACTGTACTTACTTTCTTTTTTAGGTGTTCATCATGTATGCCATATATATATCCACGGTCAGGATCTGGTTCGCAACGTGCAATCTCACAATAACTACTGCCGTTGGGTTCTTTTTTATTGTATGTAAGATGTTTTTTTATAAAATCTATACCTGTATTATCCTCAAAGTAATTAAAAATTTCAGGATCTTCAATACGCATTACACGCTTGCCGTGGTTAGGTAAATTAAGTATCTTATCTAATATGTTTTGTGGAAAAAAATTATCAATTATGAGATGTTCATAAGGATATGTAAATTTTTGTATATCAAACATTATCTGTAATCATTGAGACTAAATTTTGTACCATTCATATGCATCTCACTTCTTCCGCTATTAGTATACACTAGTGTTTCTGGATCGTCAATAAGAAAGTCGCAGTCTTTACAAAAGTCAGGATAATTGCCTGTTCTATGTTGCTCTCGTAGTTTTTCATATAGATCACCAGTCATTATTTCTTCAACTGTCATTTCACTAAAATGCCCTAGCACTGCTTCATCATCTCTGCCTAATACTTGACAACAAGGGTGTACTGCACCTAACTTTCCGTCTGAACCGCCTGCACGGATAACAATGTCTGGACTAAAAGGTCTACCACAAGTTTTTTTAGCACCCTGTCTGTCATAGTCTGGATTATATACCCCACTCCAGTTGTGCATTTTCCATATCTCAGTGTGTACACCAGCACTGTCTACTATTTTTCTATACTGCGCTACTTCATGGTCTATGTTATTATTGTCTAGTATTAAATGATATGTTGCTACTTCTGTATTTGAATTTGATGTTAGGACATATTCCTGCATTTTATGCAAATTATCAACAACAATTTCAAAGTTTGTACTGTTCATCCATTCACGATATTTTTCTTTATTGTATCCTATAATAGAAAATCTATAAAAGTCAAGTCCAGCGTCTACACAGTCGCGCATAAACTGGCTGTGCATCTTAAATCCATTGCTGAATATATAAGCCTTTGCGCCATACTTTTTTACAATTTCAATGTACAGTGGCAAGTCAGCATTAAGCGTTGCTTCGCCGCTGCCTTCCAAGTTTACTACATTAAGACCACCTGCGCTGGCACACTGTTTAACTGCTTCCTCAAATAAATCCAATGGCATTTTCTTTAGCCATGATTTACCTCTTGCGCCAGTTTTTCCTTCAGGTGTAGTTTGAGGGCACATTGCACATGTATAGTTACATCCGCCATTAATTTCTATGACTGCCCTGTCGATTTCAAACATTAATACTTTCCTCGAAGATGCTCCCAGGCTACGCCTCTTTGTATCTCATCCATGGTCCAACTTATATATGACATATCGTATAGCCATTGTGTTCTGTCTATATTTAGTGGAGGGTTTTCTATGTCTTTTATCTGTATACTCATAGGAGCAGTAAGTGCATCTGGATCCATGCTTACTGTAGGAATGCCATCAGTTATACTTTCAAACAGTGTGCTAGTATTGTATCCTACTACTGCCCATGAATCTCTTAGTTCGTTAATTAATCCAGGTCCGCCCTCAATGTTGCGTGTAAACTTTGTACCATCTGTACTAGGATTATCTTTATATGTTTCACTTATAAAAACATCTGGACGTAATGCTGCTTCTAAATAACTCCAAAGGGCAGTTTTAATTGTAGGACGTATTAGAATAGGTCTGTCTGTTACTTTCCGTATTTCATCTATAGTGTAGTTTAACCACTCACGCATACTTCCATAACGATCCATCATTGTTTGTGTTACGCTATCATTATTTTTTTGTAGGGGTATTAGTATATGTTTACCCCCTCTACGCCATGGATGTATCTCTAAACCTTGTTGGCGCTTTATCATTTTCCACCTATCTGGAGGACTGTTGTGATTATTAAACTTACCAGGGCCTAGTAAGTGCCACCATCCTAGTCGCCAGTGCCAGTCTTTCCAATCTCCAGCTCTTGCATTACGTTTAAACACTGCAGTTTCAAAAATCATATATGGCTTACCACTGTTCATTACAAATTTATATGTTGGATCCTCTCTAAACTTTTCACAGTCTATGTTTACTAGAATATAGTGATCTGCTTGTGGTCTTGGTTCTACCATCCAATCCACCATTTCTAATTCGGGATGTGTAAATTGTATATCACTAAGACCACTGCCGTTGTACTGATGTCTAAATGCTACAACTCTCATGCTACTTCCCATTGGTATGTGCTGGTATGATCATGCATTGCGCAAAACTTTTCTATACGTTCATTACCACCTTGTTGAATAGGCTCAAAGAATTGTTCTTTGTATTCTTCAATTAGGGGCAAGTAAAGCGTGTCATCTGTCTCTGCACTTTCAATTTCTATCCAGCGTTCATCGCCAAAGTAACTGTACAATGCAAAACACTTTACAAGTCCTGCTAGTTCCTCAGGTTGTAAATATGGTTTAGGCATTTTAAGAGCCCAACTATCCATAAAGCCACCGCCTATTGCTCCGCTTTCCCAACCATTTATATGATCTGCATCCATAAAGCCTGCGTCTACTGCTATTTGTCTTAGTTTAGTCCCTCTGTATGGCTGGAATATACTTATGTTGATACTGTCATAACCTCTGGCATTTCGTACCATTTGTGCAGTCTCTAATACCATGTCGCGTGTTTCATAGGGCATACCTGCAATAACATTTAATCCATAAGGTACATTGCTTTCGTTAATATATCCTAAATACTCTGCATACTTTTCATTTTTTACTTTACGCTTTAGCACGTTTTCTCTGTACTCTGCGTTACCACTTTCTATTCCTAAACTAACACGATACATACCTGCTTCTTTTAGTGCTTGCATGTATTCTAATCTACAGTTTTCAATTCGTGTGTTCATCCAAAATGGTATCTTATACTTGCCCCACATTTCTGCAAATTCAAATATTTCTTTTGAAGGACGGGCAAGAAAACTATCATCCTGTATCATTATTAGATCAGGATTATATAGTTCGATAAATTCTGCTAGTTCACGCTCTACAATGTCAGCACTTTTCCTACGCATAAAATTGCCAAGTTCGTATACCTTTGCTATGTCACGGGTGTTTGGACTGTTGCAATATGTGCAGTTGTATGGACAACCTCTGTATGTCTCCATGCTTACTGCAGCATTAAATGTCTGACCGCCCATGGGTCTGTTCCAGCGTTTTACTTCAAAGCATGTGTAATCAGGTACTACTTTAGTAATATCTGCAAGTGGCTGTGCTAAATTTTTGTGTATTCCATCTGTCTCACTATACCAAGTTCCACGCACATGCTTTGTAGTTTCTCCTGCTTTGATACAGTTTATCATATCTACAGCAACACGTTCTCCTTCGTATACACATATTTGATCTACTAGTGGATTGTTAATTACAAGTGCTGGATCACTCATAACAAGTACACCGCCTAGTATATTAGGTATATTTTTATCTTTAATACTATCCAATAGTTCTAATGCCATACGGTACACATCTTCTTGCACACTCATCATTATGAGATCAGGTTTAAAACTTTCAACATGTGCTACAAAGTCTGGTATAATACGATCAGGATCTGCAACATAAAACATATCTTTTAGTTCGTCATCTTTATTAGCACGAACTGCACCCATTTCACTTTGTCTAATATGCTTATTGCTAAATTCACTGCTATACTGTGTTGTCTCAAAAACTTCTACTTTACATCCTTCACGTTTACCAATAGCATTAAGTATAGCAACACTCATTGCAGGGCTCATCATTAATGGCAAATTAGGATATACAATTAGTAGTCTTGGTCGCATGTTTCCATCCAGGCAATAAAATCATTTGCCCACTTATGATAAAATACATGGTTAGGGTGTGTATCGTCACGGGCAACAGTGTATTTACTTTGGTTGTCTATGAGGTCTGCTAGTCCAACTTCTGGCATATAATAATAACGCATGTCGATTTGTTTACGCAATGCTTGTATCTCAATCTTATCAGTGTCTTGTTGCATATGTCCATGCACACTGTTGTACATCCAATAACGTCTTTTCTTACTTAGAATCCTACCAACAGGCAGTTTATCGTTCATAACAGTTTTCATTGCTTGTTGGATAAGCAGAATATTTAAGTAACTCCAGTAAGTAGTTGTATCTAACAGATCAAGTTTAGCAATATTTACATCCGTGTCCCAGCGCATTGTTTTGAACCAGTCTTCTGCTATCTTTGGGCCACGATTAAACGCATCGTTTCTATATTCACTTGCAGACAAGTCTCCACGAATTTTATATTGATTGCGCGGCGATTTACAAACATATTGTACTCTAAGGTTAGGTGGGAGTCCTATTAGGAAAACATCCTTTTCTTCAAATTCAAATGTATATAATCTGCGCAGCAAGCCGTCAAGACTTAGACCCGGACTGGCAATATTTACTTCCTCACAATTTAAATGTTGTGCAATTAGTGTACCTGGACTTACATGTTCTTGTGCAAATTCTTCGTGTTTTGCAATACAGTTGCCATAACTAAAACTACAACCAATATTAATAAGTCGCACTAGTGTGATCCTTTTGTCTCACATCTACATTTGTCTCACTGTATTCGCCTTTGAGATCATCTACAATGTCGTTTACATATCGTCCTTGGAACGGAATCTGAAACGGTTTATCAGACATTTTAGTGTACGCACTAACAATACTAACATTATGAGTTTTGCCTTCACGATTATGTAGGGTATCAAAAGTTTTTTCCAAATCACTAATAGGATTGCGAGGCTTCTTTTGTTCATAGTAACTCCAACTATCAAAGTCCGTAGGGCATTCAACGTACTTACCTGTGTTTTGTGCTAACCACATAAAACGCCAAGTATATCCATTTGCTGCAGCAATATCACGGAACAACTGTGGATGAAAACTATAGAAGCAGTGATTAAACCAGGGTGCAAATGGTAACACATTAATCATTGTACCACCAACTTTGCACAAGTTGTGCATGTTTTCAAACACTGTGCGCTGGTCAAAGATGTGTTCACCTGTGCCGTTGTTTGTTACATAGTCAAACTCTTGTGTGTAGTTGTACTTGTCTTTTAGGATGAAATTAAGATCCATAGCGATAGACCTAAGTTCAGTGTTAATATCAATAGCAAGGTAATCGCTAAACCCCAGATCCTCAAAGTACTCCCATACAAACTGTGTTGGTTTACGCAGTGTTCGCCCGCTTGTTTTTTCACATTCATTTAACCAATCCTCACTGTATCTAAAACGTTGATTGCCCCATTCAACTACTGTTGCACCAGCAGCAAATGCACGTTGCTTTACAAGTTGCGCAGTTGCTAATTGCATAATGTTATTAAAAGCCATTTATGCCTCCTTAAGGAAATGGTAATATTCTCGTTTGCCACTGCCTCTAGCATCTCCATGATCTACTTGCACAAACTTAGTTTTAAAAGCAGCAATCATTGCATTTGTATGATTTTGATTATTTGGACGATCTTGTAATTTCTGTGTTTCGTGAACTACAATACCGCCCACTGGTAATAAACTGTAATAACCATTAACAATTTCTTGTTCTGTCAATCCTCCAAAATCGCGTAACTGTATACTTACTGCTAAACTTAGTAGTACATCAAACGTACCAGGCTTACTTTCTAAAAAATTATTAAATGTGGTACGGATCCAATTAACGTTTGCAGGCTTATCTTCACTTAGTTCGACATGTGGTTCTACGCCAGTTGCGCTTGTAGCAAATTTACTTACTAATCCTGTAATATAACCATCATTGCATCCAATATCTACAACAGTTTTGCCTGTACAAACGTTTGCTAGTTTCATATTTGCAACACGATCTACAGCCTGGTCCATTCCATAGCGTTTCTGATATTTTTTCCATTCGTTTACAATTTTTTCACTGGGCTGTGTAAATGATGTCATAGTTTTGTATACCTCTCTTGGATTTTGTACCCGCATTTCGTCAAACTTACTTTTATCAGTTAGTTTTGCCATAAGTTCTGATTCGTAACTTATCCTTGGATTTTTTAATGTTTCCACTAATGACTGTCTAAAGCCTTTAGCGTTGTAATTGTCATACAAGTATCTCAAACGATCACTCATATACTTTTCACTATTACTTCCAACAGGATTAGCAAGTTCAAAGTCTATTAAACTTAAATGTCCATCTTCTATACAAAAGTTACTAAGTGGAAACTTTGCATACTTTTTTGAATTAGCAAGTGGATCCATACCTGGAAAAAAATATTGTATATTCGCTGCCTCAAGTGCATCCGCAATTGCATGTACTTGATCTAAGTATAACATTAAATTGTGTTCTTGCCAAGTATGAAATAAACTTTCTCCACATTGGGTCATTTGTAATCCTAAATGATCTTCATGACTTGCTATTAGTTTAGGAAAATGATTGCTGTTGCCTAGTCTTTTTAAACATTCACGTTCTCTTGCCCAACACAATTCGTAACTGCCTCTTGCTGCTTTTACAGGCTTGTTTCTAAGATTAAATATTTTTACAACTGTATCTTCACCTATAAAAACTCCGCTTGCCTTTCCTATACTGTATTTCACTTGTTCTTAATTTCTTTTACTTTCCACATCTTACCATTGCCGTTAAACTCACCAATAATGTTAATGCTACGTCTACGCATTGTGGGCTCTATACGAGGTGTTACGCCATGTACACTGTCCTTTACGTTTAAAAACATACAAAAGTTATTTGCCATATAGGGTACTTCAAAGTGTGGCTTATGTAAACTATTATCTACTTGTCTGCCTAAACTTTTGTTTACTTCTGTAATTTGCCCATGCACACGATGTACAGTAAAATTACCACCTTGTGCAGTATCGCCTTCCTGTCTCATGTATAATAGTCCAGCATATATTTCAACAGGGTTATCTACATGCGGTGTGCGACTTGTGCCTGTTTGATCTACTGGTTCATGTACAACAAACTGACAATCTGCTACATAATGCCCACTGTTATCAACATCACGCGGTGTTACGCTCTGTGTCTTTAAACTTTCATAAAAGTCTTCACTATAATGATCTACAATACTTGTAGCAAATAGTTCTGCGCAAGCACGGAAGTATTCAGGACTTGTATGATATGCAAAGAAGTCTTGCCATATTGCAGGTGGTTGTTCTATTTCTGCACACTCTTTCATTTTATATCTATAACAAATGCCTCCGTCGTGTGGGCTTGTACTTGTTATTAGTTGCTCAGGAAATGTATCCTGTAGCTCTTTGTAAAAACGATCTGGTAATGCTCCTTCAACACAAACATAAGGATATGGATCTGTTTCTACTTTTGTTACATTTTGTATTACACTTAGTTCGCTCATTTTATCCCCTTACTTTTTACTTCCTGTGTTGCATCATATTCGTGCGGATTCTTTAATTTTTCTGCTTGTATTTGTTGTTTAGTCACTTGTCTTAGATCACTCCACCATTCATTTGTGCTAAAATGTTCGCCTCTTACTACATCACTTTGCAAACTTTTTCCTACTTCTTTGCGAAAGCCTTTAAGGTGATCCATATACTGTCCTAGTACACTATTAATAAAAATATGACCGCCTTGATCAGGTCCACCTAGGTCATTAAACTCTACGCCTACTGCACGAAAGTCCTCCACTAGTTCACCAAAAATAAAACTATCATGTGACTCTATATGATTAAAAATATCATCGCTTTCGTAAATCCAACGCCACTGTTCTAAAAACTCAGCAAACTTTGGATGGTTACGATTAAACATCATCCAGCCACATTCGGGCCAAGTTTTTCTTCCTAAATAAGTTGCTAGTTGATTTTCATTTGGCGCAATACTTTGTAGAAAGTCATGTGACATAGGCGTGTGTGTTCTAACATCTCCGTCACACCAAATAAAAATATCGGTATTGCAGTTATTAGCAAAGTGCCAAAGTGCAAATACTTTGTTTGCAAAACGACTTGCATCCCATAAAAAACTTTTTTTGGTCAGGTCTTTATTCCATCCATGTGCATGCTTATTGTCTTTGTGTCTATGTTGCCAAGCCTTTAAGTCTGGCAATGTTTCATGTTGGTCATATACACAAATGCGGCTATCGCCTTGTGTATCAGGAACGTGTCCTTCAGCATAGATGCTTAGGTTAATCTCACTGGGCCAGTTCTGAATAAATCCCTTGACAAAATCTCTGCCATATTTTTCATAACCTGAGGGATGCCAGGTACTAAATACTGATAATGTACGCATATAACTATTTATTGGATTTATATCCTTAATGAAAATATCTCACTTTCCTAACAATCTTCCTGGCAATGCAAATTTAGTTTATCCACAACTAGTAGACGCAATACAGAAAACAGATACACTTGTAGAAAATACTATGGATGCTGATGCAGCATTGATATGGAGTGTGCTATGGCAAGGTAAAATGCGTCCAAATAAAACTGTATGGGATCACTATCGCGCACAGAACAAGCCAGTCATTGTCATAGAAGTGGGCGGGCTTATACGCAACACAACTTGGAAGTTGGGTATAAACGGGATCAACAGAGATGCAGACTTTGCATTAGACAATTACATGCCTGAGGATAGATTAAAAAAGTTTGGCATTGTACTACAACCTTGGAAGCAGGATGGTGAGTATGTACTAATATGTGGTCAACACACTGCAAGTGAACAGTGGCGTAACATGCCCGACATAGATACCTACTATCGTCAGACTGTAGATGAAATACGTGAACATACTGACTTGCCCATTATTATTAGGAGTCATCCTCGCTGTAAAGAAACTGTACAGTTTGAAGGTGTAACTTGGAACACGCCAGCACAACTAGCAAATACCTATGATGATTTTGATTTGCCAGCAATGCTAGAGAATGCCAAGTTTACAATAAGCCATAGTAGCAACGCTGGCATACACAGTGTTATTGCTGGAGTACCCAGTGTTGTAAGCGAACATAGTTTAGCATATGATGTTGGAACTAGCATGAGCGGATGGTTAAGCAAACCCTATAGACACATCTGGATAAAACGTTTGTGCTATACAGAATGGCTTGCAGATGAAATTCATGTCCAGTGGCATCGTATTAGAGCAAAATTATAGGTGTTGCAAATTTGCAACACTGATGCAAAAAATAATTACCTAGATGAGAATTATTTGCAATTTTTTAATAAGAGTAATATAATTACAATAAATAACCTTGTTATGTTTTCGCCAAGTTATTCGTGTTAATTCACCTTTTTGCAAGCATAACAAAGAACAAACCAGTGATAGAAACTGTAAAATAACCCCCTAAGGAAATATAATACGATGAAACGACTACTAGCAACTACTGCTCTATTAGCAGTATTGACAACACCTGTTATGGCTGATGTAACTATCGGCGGCGACATGGAATGGTCATACCAGGACAACGACGGAACAGCATCAACAGCAATGGATGGTGATATTAATTTTAAAGCAAGTACTACAACAGACACAGGCTTGACTTTCGGTGCAGACATTAACTTGGATCACACCGGCAGTGATGATGGCGGTAATAGTGTTACACTTAGCAATGATACATGGACACTTGATTTAGGTGACGTAAACAGTGCGCTTGATGCAATCGACGACACCACTGACTTTACATATGTATTGGGCAATGGCTCACCAAGCACAGATCATTCAAGTATTTTAAGTCTATCACCAATTGGTGGACTTACTGTAAACATTAGTAATGCAACTGGCAATGACTATGGCACAACAGCAGGCGAAGGCTATGCTTACAGTGCTGTTTATGGTCTCAGTGAAATTGCAACACTTGGTGCAGGTCAGATGAAAAACGCTGATGATTCAGAAGAATTCCTAATGAACGCAACTGCAAAAGTTGGTGCAATCGGTGTTGCTTTTGAAAAGCATACAGCAACAACTGCAGCAGACGTTGATACAGACACAACTACAATGGGCGCAACATACAGTGTTGGTGCAATGATGGTAGGTGTTGAAACAATGAAAACTGAATCAGCAGGCACAGTTTCAAGTGATGAGATTACACTAGGCGCACAGTATACACTTGCTCCAGGTGCAGTAGCATTTATTGAAAATACTGCTGATGACAAGACTTCTAGCGAAAAGACAACAGCAATGGGAATTGCTATTAAGTTCTAATTTATATTTAGGATAATAAAAAAGCAGCGGAAACGCTGCTTTTTTTGTGACTTAGTCTATTCTAATATCTTCCATACCTGCTGTCCTAAGTCTAACAACATGTCCCATTTGCCACTGCTTGGTATCCAAGCCTTTCATTATGCCTAGCCACCTATTGCGCAGTAGTGCTACTTCGTTAATGATAGTCTCAAAGTCAATAACTTCATCTTCACCATCTACATACTTCTCTGCATCACGGCTAGTCAATGCTCTAGCATAACCTTCCAGATACTTTTGAAAATGCTTGCGACGGATTCTACGCAACTGTATGTTAAGGTGATTAAGCACTGCTTCAATCTCTTGTAGTTGATTGAAGCGATGTTCAGTAATACCCGGTAATGCAGTTATGTTACGTTCCACAATACCCTTAACTATACATTCACGCTTTGCTTCTTCCAGTTCACTTTCAAAATAGTTAATGAATCCTGGAATCTGCCCAATATCGTTTACAACTCTGTTATACCACTGACTCAATATTCTTCTTCTTCGACTTCGAAGTCCTCTTCACCAAGTGTATCCTTTACACTTGCTTTAAGATATTTGTCTACGCCTGCTAACTGATAAAGATCCTGTTCATCTAAAATCTCTTGCATATCTTCAACAAAGTGATCACTTGCTAACTGTCTCTCTTTTGCTGGGATATATTCTTTAAGAATCATGTAACATTCAATTACAGTTTCAACCTCGCTCATTATTTTGCTTCCTCAAGTACTTCGCCTGTTTGCGCATTTACAACATCACCATTGGGTGCTGTAATTGTTTGTGCTTCAGCGATTTCGTCTATACTTAGTCCATCTGCATTACTAATGTCATCCATAATTGCCTGCAGTTTATCACCTGTCCAGCCTTTACGGAACTCCAGCATTTCTTCACCTGCAGTGGTTGTATACTTTAAACGGTTGCCCTGTTTAGTTAGCATGCCTTTTGCTTCAAACAAGTCAAGCAATCCACTGTATGGATCCATGCCTGTTTCATACGGGATTTTTACTTGCACTGCCTCAAACGGCTTTGCATAACGTGTTTTCATAACCTTACACGCTGCACGAATTCCTTGTACTGTGCTAGTTTTGTTTCCTGCTTCATCTTCTTTTAATTTTAGTTTGCGCATTGCAATAACAATACTACTAGCATAGATAAAGCCTTGTCCACCACTGATCTTGTCATCTGGATCAAACATATCCTGGCTTGCATATGTATGGTTAGTACACACCATGCCAACATTGTAACTACCAATCATGTTTACTGTATTACGCACAAGACTAGTAAGTGCTTTAGGTTTGCGTCCCATATCACCTTTCATGTCGCCTTTGTTAAACTGGTCAACATCAGTAGGTGTCATCATCATACCCAAACTATCTAGTACAAATAATACCTTAGGACGATCTTCCTCTGCCATTGCTTTGTAGTCTGACATAAATGTACTGAATGTTTTAGCAACGTCATCAATCATGCTCATGCTTAATTTAAGCAACTTACTTTCATCTGTGTCAACTCCCAGTGCATGCAACCAACTTTCGTCTAGTGCGTTCTCACTGTCGATTACTACAACAAAGATACCTTGTTCCTGTGCTGCTCTAATAATATTGCCACTTGCAAAGTAACTTTTGCCTGCACCTGATTCCCCAGCAAACACTGTAACTTTGCCCATGGGCACACCTTTGTAAAAATCTCCACTTACAAGATAGTTAAGTGCATAACTACCTGTACTGATCCAGTCTGTAGGATCATGAAATCCAATACTTAATCCATCAATACTTTTTGTAATGTCTTTTCTAAATTTACTTACGTCAAACGGCTTTGCCATGTCTGTTTCCTTTTATTAGTTTGTATAGTTCTTCTGCTTGATATTTGTTTTGTAGTGGACCACTGTGGCAGTTATCAGATGCTAAATCTAACCAACCAACATGCCCTTGTCTTTCTATTAAGTAGAATTTTCTATTTTCTTCTAGATCCTTAGGGGATATATATCCATTACTATAATGTCTGCTCATAAAATTAAAATTTATGTAATTTGGATTATCTTTCAATAAAATAGGTAGACCTGTTGTGTTTAATATATTAGCGAAATACAGTTCCGCTCCTATTTTTTTACAAAAATTTATACACTGCAGAACTGCTCTTGCTGATTGAGTGTCATGTGTTACGCTGTCAAAATAGTTGACATTGTACATCTTTTTTTCTTTTGGGAGTTTATCCTCATAAGAGTCAAATGTAAATCCTTTATAACTAAAAACTTTATTATGACAATAATCTACTCTTGATCCATTTGTTAACCCCCATACTACAATATCGCCCTTCCTTACATCGCTTCTTAATAATTGATCTGCTGCCCAAGTTATACTTGTTCCTCCTAAACTAAGCGACACTTCTGGCATGCCTAGTTTTTTTGATAGTATAGTTCCCCAACGATCTTTATAATCTAATCCTACCCCTACTGTTTGACTACATCCCACTGTCCATAAAACACTTTCAGATGTTGATCTTGTGGCTACAACACTGTTAAGTTCCTCAATTATCCGTGAACTTATTGATTGTCCTTGTGCTTCTTTTCTTTCAATTAACTTGTACAATATTATCCATATATCAGAAGGAGACACACCTTTATAAAAAAATATATCATAATCTTCTACTAAGTGTATAGATTCTATATGATCAAAAACTCTGTCCAAATCTCCTGCGTACTTTTGTACAATATCAAGTAAATTGTAAACATCTGTTTTACAATCATGTGCTTCATCATCTTGCGATAATTTTTCAAAATCACGTTTAGCAAACATTGGCTGCAAATCTAATGTTTCGTCCCAAGTATGATCTATACCAGCAGAAATATAGAGTGTATGTATTGTCATTTATACTCCTATGTACACTATTATATTACAGATACTTGTCTATGTCAAACACATTTTTATAGTTTTGTCCACGACGTGTATCCATTTCTTTCAAACGTTGTTTGCTACTATGTTTATCGAACGTTTCATCCAAGTGTTTAAGCATATTAACATAACTATTGTGTAAAAAATAGTTTCTGTTTGCGCCTTGTATACGCATTTTTAAATGATTTTGTAAGTCTAATAATGTTCTACTATTACAGTTTCTTACATCAAATGCTTTTGGACTTGTTAAAGCACCTATTACAAAACTGTTTTCGCTATATCCAAGTGCTTTGAAGTAATCTACTGTATCAAATACTGTGTATGGATTAAGGATAAACCACAGCATGTTAAAACTTATCTTATGATCTAAATCCTTTACTGCTTCTAAATTTTCTAAGAAGGTGTCCCAAACTGCACCATAGCGTATGTATTCAAACTCTGCACCCATTGTTTCAACACTGATTGTCCAGTGTACATCCTTAAACTTGCTTGCACGTTTAAACACAGGGCCTTTAATATTGCTTAAATTAGTGTTAATACGCACTGTACAACTTGGATCTAGTCTATCCAGTAATTCGCTGTTCTCTTTCATTAACAGTGGTTCTCCACCTGCCAGATAGACATTTTTTAAGTTTGGTGCATTGTCTAGCACATACTGTTTTGTTTTATCTAATTGTTCTTCATTTACACCTATATCAACACCAAGTTCTTTTGCCCATGTACTGCTTAATGTTGGACCGCAGTAAACACATGCAAGATTACAGGTATTACGCCAACGCATATCTACTGTACCCAGTGTAGTATCCATTGTGTCATATGCACTATAGGGTATGCCGCTTAGTGCTTTTAAATAATAATATCTATCGCTGCGAACGTTTTTAAGTCCTGCAGTGCCTTGTTCATTTTTATAGCAGTTTATACATCCAGTGTGTTGTTTATCAGCATTCATACACGTTTTTACTTGTGTGTTTGCTTGACCTCCCAGTATATCCTGTATATCAGTATCATTTATATTACCCAGTTTTTGTTCACTTATTACGCAATTTTTTATTTCACCATCTGGATTCATTATAAAGCCAGTCCAGGGTATAGGACAAAACGTTCCGTTTATTGCACGTTTAGGATCCAAGGCTAATTTCCTGCAAACTTAAATTTCTTTCTTGTGCAATTTTCCAATACTCACATACAGTGTTTGCCCATACAGTAACATTAGCACCGCCTTCGTTTTGTGTATCAACTTTGCCAGGACGTATTAACATAAGATTGCATTTGCTATGTGTATTTTTTAAATTATAGTATGCACGATCAAGTGTTTGTTTTTGTAACTGATATTCCTGCATTTCAAAATCTGTAGCATGCTGTGTACTCATAATGCTTCCTATAAGCCAAATCAGTTTAGGTTCACTGTGCCATTGATGCCATACTTTATATAACAAATCCGTCTGCGCAAATCCTGCTTGTGCATTGTTTATAAACATATCGCAGTCTACTATATCCCCCATACACTTTGGTATACTTCTGATGTTGCGTCCTGTGCGCCTGCTTAATCCCACTACTTCATGTCCTTGATCTGTAAACCAAGTTGCAAATGCTTGTCCTATGCCAGCAGTATGTCCAGTAATTGCTACTTTCATACCCAAAATCTTTCTATATCGTTCCTACATGCTTCTTCTAATCCAAGAAAAGCCTCTAGTTCCTGTGTGTTATCCCTGTGAGTCGCCACGCCATCCATGTCAACTTCTTTAGTAAACCAATTTGTATACTTTACGTTAAGAGGTTCAGGCTTACTTAAAAATGCAAATTCATGTCGTATACCCACATTTTTACAGTATTTTTGTAGTAACTCAAGTTGTTGTATATTGAGACAACTTACAGTGGTCCATGTGTCAAGTGTTAACTTGTTATACTGTGTTGCTAGTTCCTTGTAGTATAACAAGTTATTTTCAAATTGTTGCCACTTCACAGGATACCTAACATAATCATGCACAGGACCAATGCCATCAAAACTCACTGTAACAATTACTGCCACGTCCTTATCTAACAACTGCTTCACTTGTTTAATTCTTACACACGCATTTGTATTAATACGCACAATGCGTACACTAGCAGGTAGATTACTTAAAAGATCACCATAGTTTTTGCTAATACTTGGCTCTCCACCATTGATGTCTATTTCAACTACACGATCTAATGGTAGTGTTTTATAAAGTTCGTAGTTATCTTTCACTACAAGTTGTTTCTTAAGATTGCCTATTTTAGTGCTTAGGTTAGGACTGCAGGTGACGCAAGCACTGTTGCAATAATTGTCCAGTGTCCCGCCTAGTTGTAGGTATTTTTCATCAAACTTACGCAATATTTTATCGCGTTTAATACTGTTAAGCCTTATACTTGTGCCATTAAGTTCTTCTGTTTGTTTACAACGCACACATTCTTTGGGCCACTTGCCTTGTTGTTCCATTTGCCACTTTAGCCATTGCTGCCAGGCACTGTTTTCCATTTGCCTAAATGTTGTATATTCTTGTGCATCAACCATATGTCCACAGCAACCAATAGTACCGTTACTATTAAGCCTTGCGTAGTGACCTATTCTTGGGCAATGCATTTTTTATAAAGAACCTTGTGTTTATCTTGTATATATTTGTTAATTTCAGATATGCTAGTTGTTGTATTAGCAAAATGATTAAAAATTGTGTTATCTAAATCTATCCAGTGTGTTGGTGCAATGAAATCATAGTATCTAGTGCTGGCATTCTTATGTACGTTAATGTTAAGATTATCCAAACTTTGTATGTTAATTAGTCCAGTATAACTTTTATATAGATGGCACAACCACATATACTGTGGCATAAAATGTCTATTAACTAGTTCGCCACGCTCTATTAGGGATATAAGTGTACCTTCGTGTAATTGATTATTAAGTTCTAAAAATGTATTTACTCCACTGTTGAATCTTTTTTGTGCTTCTCGCCAGTAAACTGTAATATTTTGCGTGGTTTTATTAAAGTTTTTATTTACAATATGTGTAGCAACGCCTAATTCTTCTAGACTACTACTGGCATTCTTAAAAATAGGATACACGAAACTATGCACTGGTAGTTCAATAACTGTGCATAGTCTCGGATATACTAGTTCTTTATTGTAATGTATCATTTAAGAATGAGGGCGACATATGCCGCCCTCTATACCTTATGATTGACGGTTACGAATCATCGCTAGGATGTCTTCTGCCCGCTTGCTTTCACCTTCAGGTGCTGCTGCCGGTGCTGCCACAGTTTCAGTTTGTGGTGCAGGAACAGGAGCCTCTGCTACTGGTGTTGGAGTTGCTGCCGGAGCAGGTGTTGCTGGCGTTGCCGCTGTTGCAGTAGACGTACTTGAGGATGAGGATCCTGCAGGAGCGTCAATGCCATATGGACGATAATATGCACCCCAACGTTCTACGTCATAGGGCTGTCCATCTACACTTGCTTCGAACATCTCTTTAATGCACTGCAATTCTACTTCTGTAGGTCGTTTAGGAAGATAGTCAGATAGTGTATTAAGACCATGTGTCTCAATAGCAGCCATTTGTGCTTCAGTAAGTGCAGTCTCTTTACGAGCCCACTTGCTTGTGCTATAGTCTGCATACTGACCTTTTGTTGTTTTACTGATGCGGAAGTCCAAACCCTGTGTATAATCAGTGGGCATCTCTTGGATATCCGGATCCATAAGTGCATCTTTAATTAAGTTAAAGATACTTGGTGAGATCACAAACCTGCGTATTGGATTTGCAGGTGCGTCTTCTTGAAGTGTGTTTTCAGTCACAAAACCTTGGAATACATAACTACGCTTCTTCCAATACTTGCGACCCATTTCTTCAAGACTTGAATCTTTGAACCAGCCACGCACTTCAGTTAAGATAGGACAGGTCTCATTCCACATCTCAACACATGGTACTTGTACCACTACTGGCTTGCTGTTCATATCATTCTTAATACCATTAAATGGCAATCGAATCATAAGCCTTTCAGCCCAGAAAAATGTGTTATTAGGATCACCATCGGGTAAGAAACGAACTGCTGTCGTTGATCCTTCAGGGATATTCCAATGTGGGAAGATTGCGTTGTCGCCGCCGCCTGTACGCTCACTGCGTGATTCTTGTGATTTTAGTTTTGCTCTAATTTCTGCCAAAGATGTTGCCATTATTTTCTCCTTAAATGTGCCTATGTTTTAGCCTTGTATGTGCCTATTCACATACTATAATATTGTATAGTATATGCGCTTTTATTTATCATGTCAATAAGTTTTTTTGTATTTTGTGAACTATACATCCGCAATCTGGACCGCTTTCATTTTTGTATTTTGCTAGTAAATCTAACTTATTTGGATCCAGTTTACGCACAAGTTCTTTTGATATACTTGCATCTATTGCTTGTGCAAGTAGTTGTTCTGGACTGCTTTGCATTGCTAAACGTAGGATCTCCAAATCTTTGTATGGCGTAAAAGTCAGTGTCTCACCTAAATGCCAGTGTTGATGATCGTTTGCTAACCAGTCTAGTATTTGCGTATAACAATCACGTTTAATGTCTGTTACGCTGTCTGTTATACCCTTTATATTGTCCGGTTTGTTAAGGTACATATACATGTAATGTTCAGGTTTAGTTTCTGCTAGTATGTCTATGCCCATGCTTGCAAGTAGTTTGCTACTAGTGTAAGGACCTCGCATTAGATACTCGTCTCCGTGAGCTCCTGATACTAGTACACAGGGCTCGTTCCAGTATTGTATTTGCCTATATGCCCAGTAATTTTGTACAATATATTTTTGATTAGTTACATAAAACTCGTCATACTTACAGTACTCATAGTCAACTAGTTCATAGTCATTAGTATATTTGTCAAGATATGCCCACATCAACAAACTATCTATGCCGCCACTTAGAAATATTTTAATTGGAAGTTTGTTTGTTTTTACAAATTCCTCAAAGTGATTGCATAGCCTGTGGTGTATAGCATCAACAATTTTGCTGTCTGTAATATCCTGTTTTTGAAATACAATTTTATTGTGATCACTAGTAATCTGCATTGTACCGTCAACTTGAATGTTAGTTTGACTAGCCCATATTTGATTAGGTAATTTTTCTAGATTAGTAATTCCATCATCATCATAATATAACGGAAATCCGCGTGTTACATCATGCTCTATTTTAACAAGTTCTTTATCACATATAAACTTACAGTAATTTACTGATAGTCCTTTGTATATTACGTTGTCATAATTATGCCAGCCAGGATCTGTGCTTAAACACAGCCCATTTGGTAGCAGTG